TAGACATTTACTAATGCTTGGAACTGAAACAAGTATAGGTTCTCCTGGAACACAAGATAAAATGTTTATTAGATTTTCTGATCAAGAAAATATTAGTGAATATGCACCAACCTCAGTTAATACTGCAGGTACTTTTAGACTTGATTCAGGAACAAAGATTGTTGGAGCTGTAAAAGGAAAAGATTATACTTTAGTTTTAACAGATAACTCTGCTTACGTAATTCAATTTGTAGGACCCCCTTTTACTTTCTCGATTAGACAAGTAGGATCAAACTGTGGAGCGATAGGACAACATTCAATTAAATATGTTAATGGTGCTGTTTATTGGATGGGTGAGTCTGGTGGTTTTTTTGTTTACGATGGTACAGTTAAATCATTACCTTGTTTAGTAGAAGATTTTGTATTTACAAATAAAGGAGATAACCTTGGAGTTAATTATCTGAATGGTGAATCTGTTTTTGTAGGTTTAAATCATTTGTATGAAGAGATAACTTGGTTCTATCCTAAAAGTGGAGCTGATTTTGTAGATAGATGTGTGACCTTTAACTATCAAGAAGGTTCTTGGACAACAGGTTCACTTGCTAGAACTACTTGGGTAGATGCTAATTTATATGAAGTACCTTATGCAACAGAATTTAATTCAACAGGAACTCCAACTTTTCCAATTATACAGGGAGTAACTAATAGTAATGGAGCAACAACTTACTATGCTCATGAAACAGGAAACAATCAAGTAGATGCTGAAGGTAATAAAACAGCTATTCCTGCTTTTATTGAATCAGGTGATTTTAATTTAGGAGACGGTGAAGTATTTATGAGTATGAGAAGATTTGTTCCAGACTTTAAATTAATTACAGGTAATGCAGAAGTAACAATTAACCTTAGAAATTATTCTAGTAATGCTTCAACATCCTCGCCTCTCGGACCTTTTACAGTTACAAGTTCAACAGATAAAGTAGATACAAGAGCAAGGGGTAGAGCAGCTAGTGTAAAAATCGCTAATACTTCAACCGATCAAAATTGGAGATATGGTACTTTTAGAGCAGATATTCAACCTGATGGAATGAGATAATGGCTAAAGTAGATATAGTAATACCAGAACCAACACCAGTATATACTGAAGAAAACCAAAGACAGGTAACACAGTCTTTACGAACGATGCAAGATAAGCTAAACACTTCTTATCAACAAGAAATAAAAAATGAACAAGATACATTTAACTTTTTTATGTCATGACAATTAGATACAAAAGCGACACATACGACTTAACAACGACTAACATTACAACTGTTTTAACTTGTCCCTCAGATGCAACAATAATAGTTAAGACTTTTCAAGCAAGTCATCAAGATGCAAGTAATGTTGATGTGGATGCATTTTTACAAAAGTCAGGTGGATCAGATGTTGAAATAAGTCATGCAAGATTAAATAAAAGTTTTGAAAATATGGTAAGTGATTCTCTTGCTTTAGAAGCAAATGATGTTTTAAAAATTCAAGCAGATACAGCAGATGAAATTACAGGTGTAGTAAGTTATGCATTGATAGACAGATCACAGGAAAATGGCTAGAAAATTTAAAGATTTTGTAGAAAGAGCCAAACCTAGAAAAAGACCTAGAAGACACAAAAAAAATCTTTCAAAATCAGAGAAAAGAAGTTATAAGAAATATAATAAACAAGGAAGATAATGTCTGTAAAAAAAATAATTGAAAGGAAAGTACCCATATATGTTTGGTTATATGAATGTAATTTAAACAATATTGATACAAATTATTTTATAAATAAAATAGATAATAGTTTAGATAATAAATGTTCTTATTCTACAAATGTAAAAGGAGGAATGACGGATTGGAAACTATTTAATGAAGATCGTAAATTTCATGAAATAATTTTAGAATCACAAAAAATTTTAAAAGTTTATAAAAAAGTAAAAATATTAGACAGTTGGGGTATTAAAATTAAGGATGGTGAATTAACTGAGGTACACTCCCATGAGCCTGCATGGGGTTCAGGTATATTTTATTTAACAGATAGCGACACTCCTTTAGTTTTTCCAGATTTAGAAATAGATGTAGAAATAAAAAAAGGAACATTTTTAATATGGAGTGGTATACTTAATCATGGAACTGCAAGAGTAAAAGATAAAACAAAATATGCTATTGCATTTAATTTAGAGCCTGTTAAGGCTTGGGATAAGGATGTAAATATAATTTATTAATAAAAAATACTTATGAAAAATAACTTACCAAAAATAGCTGCAGAAGCTAAAGAAATAATAAAACATAAAAGAACAGGCAAAGTGTATGCTAATAAAGATGAATTTCAAGCTGATGTTATAAATCCTAATACAGACACCACTGCAGAAGATTTTAGACAAGATCTTGAAATTAAGGTCACAAAAGTTCCAATGGGAATAGCCACTCAAAAAAATAAAACATAACCACTATTGATTTAAAATGGAAGATTCACTTATAAAAGTATTTCCTACAGCATTATATAAAAGTAATATAGGTAGAAATTTTAACGATAGTGAAAATAAATTTTTAAATTCTCAAGAAACAAGAAATGGGTATGAAAAAAAGTATTCTAAAGATAATCAAATTTCAGATAAAAAAGAAATGGCTTTAATTAAAAAATTCATACAAATAAAATTAGAAAATTATTTAGAATTAGTTTATTCACCTAAAAATAAAATAGAAATATATATAACAGAATCTTGGTGCAACTATAGTAAAAAAGGAAACTCCCACTCGCCTCACTTACATTGTAATAGTTTTTTATCAGGTACATTACTTATTGAAGAGTTAGAAAAAGATAGTATTATTGTTTGGACTAATAAAATACAAAGAAATCTTTTCCTTGAAACAAATAAATTTAATGAATTTAATTCTGAAGAACTTGAAATACCTTTTAACAAAGGAGATCTTATAATATTTCCCTCCGATCTTAAACATAGTGTACCTGTAAATAATGAAGATAAACTTAGGTTGTCTTTATCTTTTAATTCTTATATTAAAGGAAAAATTAATAGTAGAGAATTATCAAAATTAAATATATGAAGCCCCGTGGCGCAACCGAAATACAAATGGAAATGCTTCATAAGCATGTTTCAAAAGAGTTATTAGATCAAGTACAAATCTGTACATCTATTCCTGGCAAAGTTCCAATTGATCCAAATAAAATAAATATACTTTGGCAAAAGAATTCTTGGGATCAACCAAACTTACAAAATTTTTTTGGTAATAAAGAAAGACATAAAGAATATGATTGGTATGTGTTTAATAGTCATTGGAACTATGAAAAATTTAGATATTTTTTTGATATACCAACTGATAAATCTGTAGTTATTAAAAATGGTATTCAAGATTTTCCGATAAGAAAGATTTATAAAAAAGGGGAGCCTATAAAACTAGTACATCACTGTACACCCTGGAGAGGATTGAATGTATTATTACTTGCAATGCAATATGTAAAAAATCCTAATATTATATTAGATGTGTATAGTTCAACGCAAGTCTATGGTTCTGAATTTAGTAAAATACATGATGATGAATTTAAACCGTTATATGAACAAGCTAAACAACTACCCAATGTAAATTATATTGGTTATAAACCAAATGAATATATTAGAGAGATGATGCCTAATTATGATATGTTTGTTTACCCAAGTATATTTGAAGAGACTTCATGTGCCTCAGCTTTAGAAGCATTAGCCTCTGGTGTACATGTTATTACGAATAACTTTGGGGCGTTATATGAAACTTGTGCCGAGTGGCCAGTGTATATAAATTACTCTAAAGATTATGAACAAATGGCTCAAGCTACAGCTTCTGCAATCGAGACTGCAGCAAACTATTTACACGAAGATTTTATACAAGAGCATTTAGAAGAACAACAAAAATTCTATAAACGTTTTTATAATTGGAATAAAAAAGGTATGGAATGGTCTAACTTTTTGAAAGGAGCAATTGGTGCAAGAAACAGTAAATAAAGATACTTATCAAACGTTAAAAGAAATAAAGGTGAGTTCAGAGCCTGGTGTTAAAGCAACAATACCAATGTGGAAACCAAATACTAACCAAGTAAAACTAGAAGAATCACCGATATCACTATTTGTTGCTACACCTGTACATAGTGAATGTTCAATACATTACACTCAAGCTTTATTAGAGTTACAACAATTATGTATGAAAAATAAAATTAAAATTACATTTTCATTAATTAAATCCTCACTTGTAACACAAGGTAGAAATCTTTGTGTAGCAGGATTTTTAGAGTCAAATTATACACATATGTTATTTGTAGATTCTGATATTTATTTTGATTCACCATCCATATTAGAAATGATTAAAAAGGATAAAGAACTTTTATCAATACCTTATCCATTAAAAACAATCATGTGGGATAAAGCTTTATGTAGAATTAAAGAAGGATCTATTAAAACAATTAATGATTTAAAAAAATCATTTAATACCTATCCTATGAAAGTTGAAAATAATGATAACATAAATGTTGATAATGGAGTTATGGAAGTAACCCATAGTCCAACGGGATGCATGATGATTAAAAGATCTGTATTTGATAAAATGATTAAAGCTTATCCAGATAAGAATATTGTACAAAAAACAGTTATTAATGGAGAATATGTTGATAAACCTAACTTGTGGAATTTTTTTGACACTCTTCACGATCCACGGACCAAGACTTATATGGGAGAAGATTTTTCTTTTTGCCAACGTTGGAAGGATATAGGGGGTAAATGTTATGCTTATATTAACGATACTATAATCCACATTGGTGAACATCAGTATGAAGGTAGATTTGCTGATGAGTTGAAACCTAGTAAGTAAAATGGTAATATATGCTATTATTAGGAAATTAGACTATGGATCCATTTACAATTGCGCTAGCCACATTTGGTGTACAAAAACTTAGAGGTAAATCAACAAAGAGAGCATTAAGAGATGCAGCTTTAGTTGGTGGAGGTTCTCAAGTATACGGTATGGCAGGAGGACCAGGTGTAACTCCTTTTGGACAAGCTGGTATAA